GTAGAATTCATCGCACCAACGCTGCTCCTGGGGGCGTTGGTGGTCACCACCATATTTTGCTCTTACCATTTCACACGTGGGCTTTACAATTTATGCTGCTGGCTATGGTTGTGGCTTTGGGGCCGCACCGCTTACGACGCCCGGGTTTCATCCGCTCTGGCGCAACAGGAAGTTGAGGATGACGACTCGGCTGATACTTTGCTCACTGGGAGGCACCGTCGCTTGCCACACCGTTCTTGCGGTGTTCTTGTGCGGAACCTCGTAGCTGAGCTCAAGATGGAGCTGGGCACCCCCAAGCCTACGCAGGCTAATTTTATGGTTGTTCGCCGCGCCGCTCTCAAGCGGTTGCAGTCGATGCCGCACCTGCGTCAGTCTGATCGCATCATCGCGATTCACCAGGTGGTTTCTCTGGTTTGTATCCCATCGGATGATGAGATAGAAGCCAGCCGCTTGTTGAGTAGTGGTGAGGCTAAGTGGAGGCAACGCTTTGCGCTGCCCCCAGCTTAGGGGGGCTTGGCGAGGGTTTTTGGGGTTAGTGTCAAGTCTTCCTTGACACATCGCGACCTCTCAATCACCCGTAGCCAGGCCGAGTCGCGCACCAGGGTTGTTTATTGTGTCGATGGGATTTCTCCGTCCCACAACCTTGGATGTTTCAATGGAGATGTGGATACCCTTGCAACTGCACTCCTTGAGAGGATGTATTATTGCAAGGTCGGTGATCAGTTCTTGGAGGCACCACGTGCATCGGAGGAGTTGGTTGTGAGTAGGCTCGGCGCTTTTGGGCGTCGCGTTGCGGACGAGGTTGGACATCTCCTCCCGGTTTCCCTTGACACTTTTTGTTGAGATGTACCGGGGGCCGAAGCGTCTGATCTATCGCCGTGCAGCCGATTCACTGCTTGCTCAGCCGGTTACCAAACAAGACGCGATCTCCAAGTCGTTTGTCAAGCTTGAGAAAGGCAAGCCTGGTAAGGCCCCTAGGTGCATCCAGCCGCGCGATCCGCGGTACAATGCGGCCTTGGGGGTTTACATTAAACCAATCGAACATCGGTGCTATAGAGCCATCCAGTCTGTGTTTGGCTCTGCGTCCCCGGTGGTCGCTAAGGGGTATAATGTGGCCCAGGTTGGTGCCATTATCGCTGACAAATTCCATTCGTTCTCGGAACCTGCTGCAATTGGACTTGATGCCATCAAGTTCGATATGCATGTTTCGGATACCATGCTCACAGGGTTCGAGCATCCCATCTATCGCCGTATATTTGGATCGGACCCTGAGCTTGCCAAGCTTTTGGATTGGCAAGTCAACAACGTTGGTCGGGGCTACTGCCCCGATGGCAAGTTGAAGTACCGTGTTCGAGGCAAACGGTTTTCGGGAGACATGAACAC